ACGTGCCTGACTTTCCCCTCTCAGTATAATGCGCTTGTTGGTTCGGCGCTTTGCACTCTACCGCGTGACGCTGTGACTATTTTATAGTTAATATTAGCACCAATCGATTTAATAACATACTCAACCATGCCGCCCCCGAAGTTCTGTTCGCCTACCATCACATCGGCTTGATGTCTCACATACGCGTCAACTGCCAATTTGCCCCAAATTTTAGGGCTGCCGTTGATCGTGCAATCTTCCAAAACATACGCATTGCCGTCTATTCCAAGCCCAACAATTGCTATGCCAATTTCATCATGTTCAGTTGTGTCTTGTTCACCCGCGCCGCTAGGGTCTACCGCTACAACAATACGGATAAGCTGAGGAAGTTTGCCATCGGTTAATCGGTAAGTATCGATATTTTCATCGCTAAAAAGAGCGTTAGGCGTAGCGTCTGCAAATTCGCCTAATAAAAACCTTTTACGCATTCTCGCTGGCATAGACTCAAGCGTAGACAGATAGTTCTCGCTCAGGTTCACGGTGTTATCAAGCGGGTTCATTTGCATGGATGCAAAGTCATGAGGATTAGGTAAAGCTAAGCCGCTTTCTGGGTCTACTTTTAATATAAAAGTCTTGTATGACCAGTGATTCTTAGATGGTGGGTTTGCGTCATAAAACATGCGTGGCTTTAGTTCAGACTCTACGCCGTTTACTATTTGCACGGCTTTCTGTGCAAGTCGGGTTAATACGACGTTGCGAGCAGACCATGAGATTTGACTGCACTCATTGAGATAGATAGTAGCGTACTCGTTACCTAGTATTTTTTCGACTCGTTCCTTGTCGTCAAGACCACCAAACCATATTTCTGAGCCGTTAGCAAAACTAGCAAAGCTGTCTGATTTATTTAGCTGGTAATCGATACCACTAAATGCCAATCTCATGATTTTAGGGAACGTGTCCATCATCACTGACTGCTTTATTGCGTTGTATCTAAACCGTAAAATTGAATGTCTTGAGGATTTGGCTTTTAACGCGCGATTGATGATTAACTTTGTTAAAAGAGCCGTTTTGCCGGACCTACTGCCTCCGAACAACATTTCATGAGTGGCATCGCCGCTGAGTAATTCCGTGGCTTCTACTTGCCTATCAGTAAGCTTAAATTTTTGATTCATGTTCGGTTAGTATAACGATACTGCTCTCTTTAGTATTTTTGTTGCTATCAACCGCAACACACGCCTTAGCCGCCTGAATCGTGCGCTGAATAATTAAGTGTTCGTTAAAACTGATATTACCGCCCATCTTGCGCCCCATTAGTACGATATTATTCTGGGTAAGCTTAAGCAAAGCCGACTCGATTTCTTTCGACAGCTTTATATTTTCTTGTTCGGCTATCCAGTCGGTTTGTTCCATTTAATTAAATTTGTGTTCTAGCGTTATTAACGTAGGGTATTAAATCTGTTACAAGTTTATTTATTATTTTCATAACCGCCAATCATCATCGTTTTTTCGTCTAAACTGCCCATACTTTGACAGCGTGCGATTCTCAAGCCAGCGCAGAATAATCGCAGTCAACCAAGCAACAGCAATTAGCAGTATTACGAGAATTACGATTATCCACCAGACAGGCTTGAGCAAATCAATCATCTACGGAACAATCTTACCATTAATAATAGAGCATCCGCCCGTTCTTGGTGAATTTCCATAAGGAGTTAATCCACGCTCTTTATAGCTTTTTAACTGGTTAATTCGATTAAGCACCATATTCAAAGGCGTGCATTTTTCGTTACCACATAACATTACATCATGAGGTATATCTCCTTTAAAAACACAGTATCCATCTAACGCTTTTGCTTGAATAATAAGCGATTCGCTAACTGTAGCGAGTTTGAATTTATCATTAACAGCTATCTTTTTTCTACAGCAATGACATGTAGGATCGCAACCATTCACAAAAAATAAATGATGAAGGTCTTCACTCATAATTGTCAGTGTGTTTTCTTTCGGTAGCTCTGTGTGACTCATTTTATTTTCCTGTTTTACATAAATTTAAAATCGATTCAACTTTGAGTTTTGCCTGACATTCTAACCATGACATACGGCTATTTAACGCGGGTATCATGTAGTGAGTATCGTCGTCATAATCGCAATAATCATAAAATATACTTAACTCACTATATTCTTTTTGATGATAATCAGACAAAACCGTGATTAATTTACTTTTAGTCATGATATTATTTTTTTTATATTCGATTTAGCCGATTTAATGAGGCACGTTGTGTTTTTAAAAGGCTGTTTATTGTCGTATGCAGTTGCTGGTAATGTGCATACATCAACTATAACACCCACGGGGATAAAAGCCGTTGCAATAGCAGTTTTAAATATTCTTTTTATCATCAATAAATTCCACCTGATTCAATAACCGCATTATCAATTTCATCTAGTTTAATATCATCAGCATATTTAACTGTAACGATGATAGTTTTATTGCCGTGTTGCACGGGTATTGTGATCTGAGTAACCATATGCTTAATTAGATAATCTGCTAGTTTTTCGGCAAGTTTCCTTGGTTTATCAGTTGTCGATTTGCACATAATTCTCTAGCCACCTTGTTACATCAATTTCAAACGGTTCGCGACTGTCATCACTGGTTAGCGCACGATAAAAAACCGATGAACCTATCTGATACAGGAAACGATATTTAGCATCTGGTATCGTTTTGTATCTCCAAACGCTGCCATAATCCGCTGTTATCTGTGCAGGGACTGCCATGACTAACTCGACGCTATCATGGCCGACGCGATTGCATCGGCGATTAATATGATTAGGATTTCTTCGTGTGTCATTTCTGGCTACTCCACGCATTTACTTTTTATCGATTGTTCCAACGCCAACCAAGCCACTAAGAGTAGTAGCCACCAAAACCCATGCTTCGGTGTTGTTTGGGGATGTCTGCCATCCAGCTAATGAGCAAACTAACATGATTAATCCGCGCCAAGTTGACGGTTCTTTACTTCGTGAGATTATCCAGTTTTTCATGGTCTGTCCTGTTTGCGGGCTAGTTCATAGTTGGTTTGATTAACTTTTTCTTCGATGTTATCGAGCTTATGGAAAAGTGGTTTAATGATTTCTTTTAGCGATTCGTGCTTAACATACTCATTCGCCACATGTAACTCATGTGTAGTCTGGTTCTTCTCAAGGTCGTCTATGCGTTTGCTGAATCCATTGAATATAAAGCCAACAATGCCAAGCATTAGTGAACCGAAAAAACCGACTATTGATTCTATTGTAAATGTCATTGCTAAACTCGTTGATGTTGTTTCGCGCGATTATAGCTTAAGTATATTTTATAGCATAACTAACCTGTGTTATATTATCGCTTCACTTGTTATTAAATTTCAAAAATGAGGAAAATAAGTGGGAATTAAATTTAATTTTTTTGTGTGCTTTGGTATTGCTTTACTTTTTAGCTCTTTTGGCTATGTAAAACAAACTGCTGTTTTTGTTCGTGATTTCATCGTTGACTGTGTTGCTAGCGCGTTCGTCTTGCCGAAAATCAAGATTCCGATTTTGCTGAGTCGTAGCCAAGGTGCTATGCGCAGTTACTATAAAAGATTTGGTCGATTTACAGGTGCATCGGTGGTCAATATGAACGGTCATTTTATCGCCAAGAAAGCTGTAAACGGTATTGCCTAACTAGCTGGTTTAACGACAATCTCATAGCTATAAGCTAACAAAAAGAAACCCGCAAGTCGAAAGGCTTAGCGGGTTTTTTATTAACTAAAATTTAGTGTGTACCATGACTGTACGCGCTAACAGTCACATCGCCAGCCTGAAATATAGCATCATCTGAATTAACGAGTCGTAAATAACCCGTGTTAATCGCACATGATGCAGCGTGACTATCGCCTTTTGCTAGCATCAATAGCCACATCACAACCAATTTAATCAGCGTTGGTTTTTCGACGATAATACATTCCAGCTCAAAATCAACCGCAGTGGAAAATGTCATTGCAATGTTTTGACCGCTAATCACTGACTTCTTTGCCCCTGCTCGTGCATCACATAATTGTTCTGTCGTGTATTTTGCAATGACTGTATAAAGATACTCTTTTGCTAGCTCGTGGTCTTCACAGCATAATCTAACCAGCAATTCACCTGCTGCATTCAGATAATCATCATTGCATAAATCGGTTTCAAAACGGGCGTTCGTGTAGCCCTCGAATCGCATGTTCACGCGGGTTTCTTCCTTGCCGCATTTTAGGGCGGTTGATGTGCAAACCAGTTTTTGAACCACTAAGTCGCATGGGAATAGCCCAATGGTTTTATTGTCTTTTTTGTCTTTCATTATTGTGCCTCGGTGTTTAGTTTTTCGTACTCGCTAATCATTGCATTAATTGCTTGTTTAGCTTTGCATAGCGTTGTAAATCTTGGAGCGTTTAATATATTCGCTCTCGCTATGTTCTTTAGTGCAATTAACTTATGACCAGTTTCATGATCAATAACGCGTCCAAGGTGCTTTTCTATTTGCGGTATGTTTGTCACAGTTAATTTATCTTCTTGATCTATCGTCAATTCAGCTTCAATAAACCAAATCGCCTTTTTCAATTCTTGAATCGGGTCGTCTTTCTTCCCGCACCGCCAACCATACTGAAAAGCCTGAGCCAAACAGCCGCTTAGGTGCTTGGAAATTTCGATACATTCAATCCCAGACGGGTGGGATGTGTAGTGACTCGGGTTTATTGGGTGTTCTGGTTGCGGTTGGTCGTACATCATAGACCCCTTGTTGATTCATCCATATCTGGACTACATATTGGGCTATCGCATAAATCATGCTCAGTTCCAGCGAGTGAGCAATTATCGTATGTTTGACCACATAGTTCTGGTTTGCTTCTGCTTTCAAGCCGCGCTAATGATTGGATGAAATTTAATATCTCATAATCATGATCAGCTTCAAATGTTACTTTTATCATATCTGTATCTCTTAGTTGGATTAGTAATTCGTTCTTTGTCTGCGATTTTGTGACAACTTTTGCACAGTGCCACTAGGTCTTCAATCGGTTCATTGCCTAAATTTTCGTAGGTGTAGTGATGCACCTGAAGTCGATTTCTAAAACCATGCCTTGATCCGCACCGCTGGCACTGGAAACCGCACACACGAATAACGATGCCACGCTTCAATCTCCACGCCTCTGATA